GCGTGGAGAGGCAAAATCCACTTACGAAACACAACTAGGTGCATTGTGGTCTGTATGCAGATCAAACTATATTGCCGACATGATAAGGGTTGGTAAGCTGCCGAAAAAGGCGCGCAAGTTCATGATTGTCATCATCATGAATACCGAAGAGCAAGCCGCAGAAATGCTGGAAAGCATTAAGGCTGAGCTAGACACCAACCCACGGCTGGCGATGGATTTCCCAGATGCTGTAGGACAGGGTCGTGTATGGCAGGCCACCACTGCGATTACGGCCAACAACATTAAAATCCGCATTGGCGGAACTGGTAAAAAGCTGCGTGGCATGAAACATGGCCCACACAGACCTGACCAGGTACATATTGACGATGCTGAGAATGATGACAACGTTAAATCACCTGAGCAGCGCAAAAAAACACAGGACTTTGTGCTGAAGGCAGTGCTTGGTCTGGCTGGCCCGGCAGGTGGTATGGATGTGTTTATGGTCGGCACGGAATTGCACCATGACGCAGCAATTAACAGAATTGGTAATGCTCCAGGCTGGAAGATGCGCTCGTTCAAGTCTATTGTTCGATGGCCCGATAACATGCTTTTATGGGACACATGGGAAGCGATTTACAGCCGCCCGGGAACGGCTGAAGAAAAAGAAGAGGCTGAAGCCGAGGCCTTGGCGTTTTATGAATCTAATAAAGAAGCGATGCATGCAGGCGCACAAGTAAGTTGGCCTGAAGTTAGGCCACTTTACCGCCTGATGTGCATGCGAGCAATTGACCACGAAGCGTTTAATCATGAACAGCAGAACGAAGCTGGAAACGATGAAAACGCGCCATTCCAAAACATACAATTCTGGGTCAACAAGCTATCAAACTGGCTTTTTTTTGGTTCGATTGACCCGTCAATGGGTAAGCAAAGCAAAAAGCGAGACCCATCAGCCATCCTAATTGGGGGCTACAACATTGAGAAAATGACGCTAGACGTAGTTGAGGCCGACATTCAACGCCGTGTGCCAGACCTTATCATTGAACACGCCATTGACTATCAAAAGCAATACAACTGCCAGATGTGGGCAGTTGAGACCGTAGCTTTTCAAGAGTTCATGTATACCGAACTGTTAAAACGATCACTAAAAGAGCGGGTGTTTTTTCCAACGGCGCCAGATGGTGGCGTTGAAAAAGGCCGAGTTAAAGATTTAGCAATTTTGTCGCTTCAGCCACTTATTAACCGAGGGCAAATCAAGCTGCATCACAACCAACACACGATGATTGAGCAGCTTAAATTTTACCCGGAGGCAGACCATGACGATGGCCCTGATGCACTTGAAATGTTATGGAAAGTCGCTAACAGCTATTCTCAGGCTTTTGAATATGTATCAGCAGCAAGCCATCGTAACAGACGTAACAATGATGATGATTGGGAAGACGATTAAATGAGCAGAAAAAACAAACGCGCCGCACTGGTTAAAAAGACATTAACTGCACCTGATACAGGATTGCAAGCAGGGCCACGTAGCACCAACTCAATTGAGCTTAACTATCGCTCAGTGAATACGTTAGATCCAAGCCGTTTAGCTAGTGCCTTCATGATGGCAGACCAAGGCATGATTACACATCAAGCAGCTTTGTTTGAGCTGATAGAAGAGCAGGATTCACATGTATTTAGTGAGTTATCTAAACGTCGTCGCGCAATTACTGGCTTGGGTTGGACGCTACAACCACCTAAAGATGCATCGCAATCAGAGTTAGATCGCACCACCGAGCTTGAAGACATGCTGCGTAATATTCCACGCATTGAAGATGCTCAATATGATATCGCTGATGCAGTTGGTAAAGGCTTTTCTGCGCTTGAATATAATTGGCAGCGTGGTGATGTGTGGCTACCTAAAGACATATTCTTTGTACCACAGCGTCACTTTCAAGTTGAACGCACCACAGGTGAGCTTAAATACCTGTCTAACGGCATTCCAGAATCGCTACGGCCTAATGGCTGGATTGTTCACGAGCACAGTGCTAAATCGGGCTATTTGGAGCAATCAGCACTATTCAGAGTGTTAGCTTGGACATATGCCTACAAAGCCTACAACGTGCGTGACATGCAGCGTTTCTTAGAGGTCTATGGCTTACCTTTACGCCTCGGTAAATATCCAGCCGGCATCGGAAAAACACAGCGTGATGAACTATTAAAAGCTGTTAGGAATATTGGCAATGATGGTGCAGGCGTGGTGCCAGACAATATGAGAATTGATTTTATTGAAGCCACAGCACGCGGCAACGTGACAGACTTTCTGAGCGCTATTGAATATTGGGAAAATAAGCAATCAAAAGCCATTTTAGGTGGTGAGTTGGATGGTAAAACCACTTCAGAAGCGCGCATTATGATTTACGATAAAGTGCGTCGTGAAATCCTGTTGCATGACGTGCGCCAAATTGAGCCTACGCTTAATGCACAGCTGATCAAGCCAATCAGTGCGTTTAATGGCATGTTTACAGATGGCCGCCTGCCTAAATGGACGTACCAGACCGAAGAGACCGTAGACCAAAAGAAAATGGTAGATGTGCTTGAGAAAGCCGCAAATCTTGGCATGGAAATTGACGTTGAATACGCACATAAAATCTTGCAAATACCACGTGCTGAAGTGTCAGCAAAGCTATTAGGTAAGAGTGTTGGCAGCGATAAGACCGAGTCTGATGATGTCAAAAATGACAAGACCAACAAAACCAATAATATAAAAGACGCAGCGCTTACTAGCAACATCTTGACCAGGCTAACAGCACTGGCAAGCCAAAAAGCAGAAAACGCCGATATCACTGATGCATATACAGCACAACTAGCAGCACTTGGCGCAAAACATGAGGCTGCATTAGTGCAACAGATAGCTGCTGTCGTAGCAGAAGCTGGAGATTTTGATGCAGCCATTGAAGGCATAGAAGCATTAGCCGTTAGCTTCAACGTGCCAGCGCTCACAGAAGTCATTGCGCTGGGCATGGCGGCTGCACATTTGGCTGGTAGAGCGGAGGTACCAAGTGAATAAGAAAGAAGCTATTGAAAAGATTAAAAAATGTCTAGCATTATCGGCTAGCAGTAATGAGCATGAGGCTGAAACCGCACTGCGCCAAGCGCAAGCACTTATGGCGAAGTTTGGCATTGATGAAGATGACATGTTGGCAGCTGGTGTATCTGAAGCTTATGCCAAAGCTGGAGCATTACGCCAACCAGCTAATTGGGAATCTCGTTTAGCAGGTCGTATAGCTGATGCATTTGGCTGCAATATCATTTTTAAAGGGTCTATGAACACAAGCAGTTGGACATTTATAGGGTGTGGAGCCTCGCCGGATGTTGCTAAATATGCTTTTGAAGTTTTATTTCGTCAGTTAAAGCGCCAACGTGCTGAGCATATTAAAACAGCATTAAAGCGCTGTAAAACCGTTACAAAAACCAGACGTGCCGACTTGTTTTGTGAGGGTTGGGTTCATGCTGTTGCTGGTAAGATTGCTTCATTTGCAGGGTCTGAAAAGCAAGATGCGCAAATTGACGCGTATATGCAAATTACTTACCCATCATTAGTCACTATGAAAACTCGTAATAGAAACAAAAAAGCAAGTTTGAGTAATCGTGATTTTAATGACTATGCAGCTGGCCGTAACAACGGAAGCGATGCGGAGCTGAATCACGGCGTCAGTGGTCAACAAAACCAAGGCTTAATTCAGTAATGGCAACCAGCCCGGCACAACTACCTTTTAAAGAGGCTATCGACTTTCATAAAGCCAAAATTAAGCTACCAAGCGCTGATTGGACAAGCATCTGGCAGCAGCAACATAGCCACGCTTTTGTTGTAGCAGGTGCGCAGTCTGACGCGTTGCTTGAAGACCTATATAACGCCATTCAAGATGCTAAACAGAACGGTGGTGGCTATGCGGACTTTAAAACGCGATTTGAAGATATAACAACCAAGCATGGCTGGTCATACAATGGCTCACCTGGTTGGCGTAGTCGTATCATCTACCATACCAATATTACGCAAAGCTATAATGCTGGCCGCTATGTTCAAATGCAGGCAGTTAAACACTTGCGTCCATTCTGGCGATATCGCCATACCAGCATTGAGCACCCAAGGTTAACGCATAAAGCATGGGATGGCACAATATTACCTGCTGATCACCCTTGGTTTGATACTCACTATCCTCAAAACGACTATGGTTGTAATTGCCGCGTTGATTCGCTCTCACGCTTTGAGGCTACGCAATTGTGGGAAGCTCAAGGCAAAACTGGGCCAGATGTCGCACCTGAGATCATCTATGAAGATCGTATTGTAGGTAAAAACGGTAGCAATCCTCGTACAGTTTCAACACCACAAGGCATTGGCCCGGGCTTTGGTTACAATCCTGGTAAAGCATACCTTGAACCGCTCACCGTGCCGCCATTGCAAGGCTATGATGCAGTATTAAAAGAGCGTGGTGTCGAATGGCCTACAGGTTTTAAAGTGCCAACAATGCCAACACCCACAAAAATAGACGGCGCCGCTATTTTGCCAGCCGATATACAGCCTGAATTAGCCGTTGCTGATTTTTTAGATGTATTCGGTGCCGATATGCAAACAGGATCAGCATTTACCGATGCAGCAGGCAGCACATTGGCAATCACCAAGGCTTTATTCCAAGATGGTAAAGGTGAGTTTAAGTGGCTATCGAGCGAAAAGAAATTAAAGCGGCTGCAATACATTAACCTCTTAGCAATGACGCTAATTGAGCCAGACGAGATATGGTGGGTATGGGTTAAAGACCATCACGAAAAAGGGCGCTGGCGGCTTAAAAGACGTTACTTAAAAGCTTTTGAAGTAGACGGTACTAATGAATATGCGGTGTCTGTATTTGAGTGGGGTAGAACTGGCTGGACAGGATCAACGGCATTTATGACGACTCAACCAACCGAGGCGCTTCAAGAAGCTTACTTCAACAAACAGAGAAATGGCCGCTTGGTGTTCAAGAAATAAAAAAGCGACCTCTGCATGGGTCGCTTTAATGGATTCGATTTGAGGGCTTATGCAGAGCCACAGCTTCGTCACCACAAGGACAGTATATGCAATACACGATTGAATTTCAAGACCATCATTTACAAATGGTGCTTAAAGCGGTTCAAGCAGAGATAGCAACACCGAAGCAAATGCTAGGCAGCATTGGTGAAAGTCTACTAAGAGTTAATCAGGAGCGCCACAGCGCGGGCCTTGCACCAGACGGTACAGCGTGGAAACCAAATGCAAAGAGTACTTATGATTCCTTTGCCGATGGGCTTAGCAAATCAAGCTATGGAAAAGACGGGCGTTTGAATGACAAAGGCGCAAGTAAAGTTGCAAATAAGAAGCCACTCAGTGCAACAGGCGATATGCTACAGAGCTTTAATTACCAAGTTAATGATGACTCTTTAAGACTTGGGTTTGATGGCGCTAGAAATAACCAACTGGCGACTTGGCATCATGGCGGTACAGAACCTTACCTAATTGAGCCATTAAATAAAAAAGCACTTTATTTCGACGGCAGATTTGCTAAGAAAGTAAATCATCCTGGCTTGCCAGAAAGACAATTAGTTGGCTTCCCAATCTCAGATCAACAATTAACTGCAAACGTAGTTGAAGATCATTTAATGATGGTAATAAATGCCATTTAAATATTGTTTATTGGATATTTAAACAACCATTAAATTTTATTTAGTTGGGATAAATACCCTAATTAAAAATTAATATCCCTTAAATTAACCGTATTATTTCCGTATAAAATTACCACAACTGTCCAGAAATCAAGATTTTTGTATAATCCCCATATATCTATATAACACGCGGGTTTTGGGCTTTTTTTTGTAGGTTTTATTCATCCTATTCCCCATACACCCCTACTCTAACGGCGCCCCTTA